GCCATGTTTCTCCTTTACCAACCCAAACGGCTGGTGTCTAAAATACCTAAAGTAGTGCTGTCAAGTGTAAAGAACTGATAATACGTTGTCGGGCTAAAAAATACTTCAAAAGTAGTCTGCTCAGGGGTTGCGTTGACAGCGATACCTTCAATCGCAACCGATTCGGTTGTGTCTGAACCTGCACCCGGCACACGGTAAACCAAATCCCAAATTAGATTTTGATTAACGCCACCGATAAAAGCATCTAAAAATTCGTTCAATGCTGTTTGGTTTTGTATTAGATCTATGAAACCGATTGACCACGATTCTGATTCAGGGTCAGACTGGCTGAACGCTAACCATTGCGCGAGGCCTAAAGCCTGCGTTGTTGTTGCGTCGACTGTAGTGATTGTTTCTTGTGCGTTGCCATAGGCCGTCAACGACGCGCTATTAGTTGCCGTTTGTCCTGCCAACCCTTGTGGCGCAATGGTCACATTGTTAAAAAAGTTTAGACCAGCCTTGTTGTGGTTTAGCGTTTGATAAGCAATGGCTGAAGCGGTTGGGCTATTTCGTGTAAAAGTAAAACCCGACACAAAATCAGCCATGAAGTTTCTAGCAATGACTTGTACTACTTGACCCGTAAAGCGAACGCCGCCTTTTTCAGTGCTGGTTATCAAATTGAAAAAGTTTAAAACTGACCCAGTGTAAGTTTGGGCGCTTGCCACAGATTGACCAGCGCCAAAGTTTGCAACATCACCGATCTGATACCCACTCGTTCTCCAAAGATCTTCAAGTTGGTTCAATGTTGCTTTTTGTGCAAGCGACACATTGTTAACAACATTGCGCCCGTTGCGGGCTAACACATCAGCAAGGCGAACAGTTATTGTTGACATGCCTGTGTTGCCGGGGTAATCGTTAAACACAACACTCTGCACCCAGAAACTACATCCATAACCTGTCACTGGTTCCGACAAAGTAAAGATGTCGTTAAAACCAAAGTATTGAGCCACGTTTGCTTGGTTATTTAAAGTGACGTTTAAAATGCCGCCCGAATATGAGTCAAGGTAGTTGCGTCTGCCTTGCTGATAACTAAACGACAAAACAGAACTTGTGACATCCACTACCGTCGGTGTCTGTCGCTCAAAGACCCAGTCAATTTTTGGCATTACATCGCTCGAGTGTTCAAGGGCACTGGGCCTGATTGACGCACATAATCTTGCAAGGCTCTCACAATGCTGTTGGGATCGCCGCCGTTGACATTGACCGTGATGTTGGTGCTACCGCCTAGCGCATTGTTTGGTGTGATGTTCCCAGACGACGACGGTGTGAACAGTTCAGGCCCGCGCTCGCCCACTAGATACGATCCGCCCGGTGCAACGGGACCTCCCGCAGCTCTCGCGCCCGAGATACCAGCTTGCATTTTGAATTTAAACGCTATTTCTTTTTGAGAAATGCTGTCCATAGTGCCCGAGATTGCTTGTAGCGCAGTCAGATACTCAAGTGTTTCTCGTTCATACTCGTTAATGTCCGATTGAGCGCCCGACCCAACTGCTTTAGCAGCTGCTGTTTCTAATTCTTTAAGATCGGCTTCAGCATTGTCTAACGCAACTTCACGGTCAAGAGTTCCAGTTAATGCCTTCCATGCCGTATCAGCACTGATTATGGCTTCAGTTACTTTATTTGCTGTAGTTTTAAAAATGTCTAAAGGATTATTGGCGTTTTGAATTGCAGTTTTGAACGCTCCGGCATTAATTCGGTTTTCGTTTAACACACCTGCTAGATCGCTTAAAGTTTCCTCGGCCTGGGTTCCGTTGCCAACAATATCTTTACCTAGTTCGGTCATTTTGGCGTCAAGGTCTAAAGCAGCAGATGCTCCTTTAGACAAAAAAGTAATCATCGGAATCAGTCGTTGACCAGACTTAACTTTCAGGTCCTCGGTTGCATCGCCAAGGTCGTCCATGGCGGCTCGATACTCCCTAGCCATTTGCAATTCAGATTCAGAAATAACCTTTTGTTCCGACACTGACTTAAGAGACGCACTGAGATCATCAGCACCCATCTCAATAAGTTCGGCCATTGACTGCCAGCCCTTGCCGAGCAGTTGCGCTGCAACTCGGGCTTTTTCGGCTGGGTCTTTAATTTTCTTTAAACGATCAATTGTGTTAAGAAATGTTTCGTTAACGTCTAATGAACCGTCTCGCAAATAAACAAGATCAACACCAAGGTTTTTTACTTTGTCAGGGTCGGCACCAATCGTTTTATTAAGGCGACCTATAGCACCTTCCACAGCGTCGACTGGGATTGCCAAATCACCTGCAACTTCTAAATATCTTGAAGCATCTTCAACGGCTAAACCTGTTGCGTCAGCAAGTTTGCCTGCAGAAATTGCCATGTCTTGAAACGCTGTAATTCCGTCAGCCACAAACTTTCCGATTGCGGCACCAGCTGCGACTGCAAAGGTTGCGGCGTTAGCGGCGACCGCATCTAAAGCGACTTTGGAGCCAGCCTTAAATTTGCCTATCCCACCTTCAGCATTATTGACAGCAATCTTAAAGTCGCCAAAGGCTTTCTTAGCGTCCTTAATCCCTTTGTCTTGAAGGTCGGTAATGATTGGGATTCGAATAGCCATTACAAAAACACCGCTTTCTGAAGTTCAGTAATTCTGTCCATAACCTCATCCACCGACTTGGACATCTCAGCTTCAATAGCCCCAGAGTGTTGTTCGTATGAACGCCACATCACACGGGAAGGTGTATCAAATGCGTTCAGAGCGTTGCCAAAACGATTACTGGTACTTTTGCCCGCAATATCAAAAATGGCAGCTGCAGCGTCTTTTTGCACAATGGTCAAAATAGCGTCTTGTTTTTTAGAAAGTGATGTGGAAACACCGACACCTCTTTTGGCTGAGGCTTGATTCCACGGAAAGATTGGTCGTCCACCTGGTGCCCATGCTCGAGTCATGCCGGACAGATAATCGGAACGGTAAGCATTTTTAGCCTCATCAACTGCAGGCTTCACAATCTGTTTAGCGTCCTTAAAGAACTGCTTTTTAACTTCAGGTTGCACAGTCTTAAGAACTTTTAAGGTGGACTCAAGTCCCTGTATTTGCATTGACATGGTTCACCTCTCCTTAAGAATCGTGGCGACTGTCGAGAGGTCGTCCGAGTCAAAGTCTATACCAGGTGGCCACCAGCCTGTAATGACCAAAAGTTGTGCTAGTGAGTGGCGGTGCGATCCGCTTTCGTAGGGTTTGAGGACGCAGTACTCACAATCTCAATTTCCACGAGCTTGTTAACAAACGAATCAAACTCCACCGGAATGGTTTGTCCGTGTTCGGTTTGGATCTTGGCTGTGTACCAAGCCATGAACGCCATGTCTTCCATGCCGAAGTTGTCGGCTAGGTCGCTGGTTTTCATTTTGAAACGGCGTTCCCAAGCAACGAGTGTTGCCAGAGTGCTTGTGATCGTTGCTGGTCCTTGACCGATGTCAAAACGGATCGTTAGTTTCATGTCGGGTCCTTTTCTGTTGTGTCGAGTGCGACCTTTTCAACTAACTGTTTCCAGTAGGGCCCGAGGGCCTTTGTTATTGAAAAGGAACTTTTGGTTAGATCAGACTTCAGTCCAAGCAAAGGTTCCGCCACGAAGTGTGATCGTGCAACGGCTCAATTCGCCAAGAGTGTAAACAACTGGAAGCTCTTCAAGGTAAGAGTTAGCCAAAGTGCCAAGTGGGTTCGTGGCGCTAGTAGCGGCCGAAGTTCCCTTGATGGTTACTGACGCAATCTTTGTACCGACAAGGGCTTTGAAAGTTGCGTAAGTCTCCGAGCTGGCCGTGCTCCAGTAGAGCTCCAAGGTCAAGGTGTTGTCCTGCAACCCAGCCGTGAAACTAGTAGCAGTCGAACCGAACGCATTGTCAGACAAAGCCATAATCTTCTGCGACAAGTTTGCGCTCGTGCACTGATCAGAAATATCAACAGCACCGATAGAGACAATCGGATTGGATAGGTAAGTCGACGTGGCCATGATTTACTCCTGAGAATCGGTTGCGTCGGGCTTCTTGGCTAATTTAGCACCCTTACTCGGGTGAGTGTCGGAACGCTGAATGAAACCACCAGCGATCAACCAATCAATATCGTCAGACGGACCAGCAACAAACGCTGTGCCAATCACGCCGACTCGAGTACTTGTAATTACATATCTGTCCATCATGAATCCTGTGCTTGTAGGGGAATAATCAATTCGTATCCGGCATAATCAGCGCCGCCAACCGAAACAACTTTAGGGTTAGCACTCATTACCGAAATGTCTTTCGTGACCAACTCGGCCGTGAGTGACAAGAGCTGGCGTAGGGCGTCAAGGTTGCCTGGGCCGTTACTGATGAGCGTGACTGGGAACGACATTTTGACAATGTTGCCGTTCCACGACTCGATGGTCGGAGCATCAACAAAAGCGCAAGGTGGAGCAATGTTCCGAGGATCGTTAACAACACGCAAACCCGAAATAGTTTGGAGAGTAGTAACGAGATCATCTAGCGCCTCATTCAGAAAGTCGGTGTAAGCCATTTCAGGCGACCTGTGGTCTGCTGATGCCTAACAACTGTTTGACGAGCCCTGAGAGCCCTACAACGGGCGCTGACGCCATATCTGTAAAACTAGCGAACTGATCGACACTTCCTCTTTGGCGATACAAGGCAGAGCCATACATCAAAACGCCGAGGGTGACATCTCCACCAGGTGAAGTGGTGAGAGCGTCGGTGTATCCGGACTCTTGGCGACGGCGAAAACAGAACGCATTTGCAGCAGCTGCGCATTGAACCAAGAAAGCGGTTTCGTCACCACTTGTCGTTATTCCGAGGTATGTGGCAATTTGTGGCCCTGTGACCCAAGTGCAGGTTTCGACATAAGTCAAAGTGCCTTGTGGAATAGCGGCAGTGCGGTCTAGATCGTCGCCTTCGTCGTAGTAAAGAACTTGGTTAGGTATCGGCTGGTTGACATCAAAAAGGAGATCGCCTTCGGAGTCGACACCAAGAAACAGGTATGCAGGTAGATCGTAAATGACATGAGTACCGTTCAGGCCGTGACCCAAACCAGCAATTGTCATTGATTGCCCGACAGCGACATCGGGTTCCGTCAGCGTCTGGACAACCGCATAGTTATCCAAACGCTGATGAAAAGTAACTTGATAAACAGCCATGATCGGCTAACCGCCTTTCGGACTGAGAGTTAGGCGATTGTGATTGACTGAATGAAGCTCGACTTAGCAACGAAAGTGGCGAAGTACTGGTGGATACTCAGGTTCTTGCCAAGGGTGCTCGGGTTGTCAAGGCTCAACAATTGCGGGCCTGATTCGTAGATTTCAAAGCCTGGTGCGTAAACCACAAGCATGGTGCCAGCGGCGAAGTTGTTGTCAACGACCACATTCAAACCAAGAACATACATGCTGGTGTACTGGAGACCAGAGACGTTACCGATTGAGTTGGTGGTCATCATGCCGTTGGCGTTGTAACCAAACAAGGGGCGCTTGTCGGCGTCGGTCTGGCGACCCAACTTTTCCCATACATCGGGCGACACGCACAAGTGGGTGGGGAAGAAGTTTGAATCTTCAGCAATTTCTCGAGCGGAGTCGTACAAGGCGGTAAACAATCCTGAAGGATCGGCGGCCGTGACAGTCCAAGTTGAACCCGAAGCGGTTGCACCTGAAACAAGTGCGTCGGCTGCAATGTCGTCAGTCTTGATAAGCACTTGACCGGCAAGATCGTTCAAAACGACTTGCATTGCTGCAGGATCGGTGAAGTCAATGTCTTGGCGTGACAAGGTGACCTGACCTGCAACAGTTTTCTTGGTGACAGTGTTCGAAGCGACAACCATTGTGGTGGCCGACACTGCGTCAAGCTGACCTGATTGTTCAGCTGCAGAAGTGTGGGTGGTGATGGTCGGACGGATGAACTGGCGGCTTGGTGTGTTCGGCATGGCTCGAGCGCCAAAAGCATTAACGACCGGACGGACGCCTGGCGTGTCAGAAGTCAAAATGTCACCAGCTGCTGCTTGAATCGCAGTCTGATTACGCTTCGAAGCCTGAACGAAAGCATCGTTTACTTTGTGCCAGGTGTCGCCACCAGCGTGGTAAGCGGCGAGCATTTCCGATGCGCTTGGCATAGCGAATTCACGCTTGGGCTGAGCAAAGATCGGTGCGGTTGGCACAATGATTTCTTCGGCGACGACTGGCGTGCTTTCCATGATTGTTTCCTTTACGATTTCGGCGACTGGTTCTGATGCCGCTACTTTGGAAATGGTAGCACCAGCGAATGCACCCTGTGGGACAAGGCTTAGTTCAACCCAATCACCTTTAAGAATGGTCATATTGCCGTTGTCGTCGTACTTAAACTCTGTCGGATTTACACCAACAGAAACAGCGTCAATGACACCGTCGGATGCGAGCACTAACGCTTCGTCACCGGCACGAGTGCTTGAAACTTTGGCAGTAAAGTACATGGCCTCAGCACTGTCAACACGCTCTGAAACCAAACCGACAGCCTGTGTCGAGTCATGGTACATATACAGTTTCGGTGCTTTGCCTTCAACCGACAAACTGCCAGGTGCAAACTGCACGTTCGTTCCGTCTGAAACTGTGGCAAAAGTGTTATAGGGAACAGCAACACCAGTAATGGTGCGACGCTCTTGCCCGTCTGGGCCTGCAGCTTCTACGGCGAAAGTGTTTGAACTAAACCTAATCATGCCAACTCCTCTTGAGTGTTTTCTTCAACTGTTTTAGTTTCTTTTTCCATGTAACTGTCAATCTCTAGCCACTTCTCAACATCCCATTTGACATAGGTGCCTCGAGGCAATTGCTGTGACAGGGCTGACGAAATTGCTTGTGCATACATTGACAATCCGAAGGTCCACAAGTCCGACTTGGCACCGGCACTGTTTGTATATGCGTACGAGCCTGTAGAAATACCCAATAGATACGGGGGCACATTACACAAGTTGGCGATCTCTTTTGACTGGTATTCGGCTGCATCTATCAGCAACATTTTGTCAGGTGTGGCCGTAGTTTCTGTGTACGTTAAAAACTCGTTAAGAGCTGCAGTTTGATTAGTGCTTCGAGCCTCGTTGAACGCTTCAGCCAAAGCACCTAACTCTTCAGCCGACAATGGTTCTCCACCAGTTTGCTTCAGAACGCCAGCTGGAATGGCGCTCGAAGCATTGCGGAAACGAGCATCGCAAAGTTTGAGTGCTGTAGCGATGGTTTGTTCGCTCATGTAGATCATGCCCTGTGTAGGACTGTAGATCTGGACTACATCAGCAGGGTCAAGAGCTCCACCGTTGAAATAGATCTCTTTGCTTTTACCAAACCACACTGGACCTTCGGCGTCGGCCGTATCAATGGATCCCTGGGGCAAACGGGTGGCGCTTGCCATGTAACCGTCTTTTGTGCGACTGGTGATATAGAGAAAGCAACGGCCGTAAAAGAAAAGGTCGTCAAAGATCCAAGGGAACAAGAACGAGTTAGGCATCTCAGGATCAAGTTGGCGCAACCAGGTGCGTGGTGCCAACGGGACGGTTTCCATTTCGTTACCGTTCCAAATCTCTGTGCACATCTTTAATTCCATGCTTGCCAACACTGAAGCCATAAGGTCACGGCTTCGACTGATCGCAGGCACAGAAATGGCACGATTACGAGCTAGCCCAGACTGGTAGGTATACCAACTGCCGATTGTGTTCGGTGCTTTGTTCTGTCGGTAGTAATTTGTCCCAACTGCAGCGGCTACTGATTCCTCAGGAATAGGACTAATTGCAGCCTTTGTGACTTCTTTTTTGCTAAATAATCCCATTAGTTTTCCTTTGCAGGGGGATGCCGATGGGGCCCCGACGACCCCACCGACACAATGCCGATATTAGTTCACCGTACTACCATCATGGGTTTAGCCCGATTCTGATACTTGCTTGATAACGCAATGCCCCACACTGCACACTTGGCTAACTCAATAGGGCCTGGACTCGACTTGTGAGACAGCGTGACACCTGCACCAGTCTTAATCATCACGGCCCTGTTCATATGTTCCGACAAAGTGACCTGACCCAAATGCTTAACCCGACCTTCAATAATCATCTTTTGCGCTAGACCCGTGAACTTAATTAGTTCTGCTTGACCGACCACAGTCATACGTCGACGCAAATTCAAAGGTGTATGAATCTCAAGAGTCGGCGTGATAGCCAGGGCAACAAGCTTGTCGGCCATAACCCGATCAATCTCAGCCCACATAGACGCCTCGTTGTCAACAATAAACTCAACAGAAGTGTGAACAAGCCCATCAAACATTGACGATCTGACGCCAACATAACGGTTTGTGTCCATGCTCATTTCGACACAGAGCACGCCGCCTACCGGCATAGGGCCATCAACTTTACATGAAGCCCACAAGCCTTCTTCCAACCAACTGCCTCGAGAACTAACCCACATATTTAAGTGGGCACGCAAGAAACTGTCTTTCTTTGACACCGCCTGGAGCGCCTCAATTGTGATTGTTTTACCCAGGCAAGGATTGGCGTAACCCCAATTCTCTGGGTTCCTGAAGTCCCGATCCCCAATAGACCATTCAGCAAAATACAAGCGTGAACGCTCACCTTTCTCAATCTCGTTGATCGCCGTTTCTCGCATATGGATCATCGCTTCACTGGATTCATCCCCAGCTGTTGACCAGCAACTTAGCAAGGGTGACCTTCGAGCAATCATGGACGGCCTAATTGCTTCCGACAA